TGAAGCCACTGAAACTTTAGGTAATGGATTTTTAATTGCTTCTTCATACATAGTAACAGGCACAGATAATTTAAGAACATTTGGCGCGGTTTTAGAAAGTGTCGGTGGTGGTTTTGCGGATATTTTAATTGGCTTTGGTAAAACTGTTAGCGAAAAGGGATTTTTATCTGCCTTAAATACTACCTTTGAAGATCTAGGTAAAGAAGGTTTTAAGGTACGCCAAAAGCAATATTTAGCCGCTAAGGGTTATTTAGGATTATCTCAACAAACAATTGATGCTTTAGAGTTACAAGCAAAATATGGAAAGAAAGCATTAACAACAGATCAACAATTGGCAAAAATACAGGCCGCTATTTTGGCTAGAGAAAAAGCCGTTACAAAAGAAAAAAATGCACAACAAGCATTGGATAAAAAGAAGGCTGAATTAGCCGCCATGTTTGATCTTGATCGCATTAACTTACAAGCCGCGTTAAGCCGTAAATTATCTGCTGAAGATGAGTTGCGTGTAAAAATATTACAGAAGTTGGCAGATGGTACAGCCAAAGCGGTTGATGAAGCACAACGGTACGCAGATGTGTTAAAAGTTATTGAAGATGGCCAAATAACCACTGGCGAAATTGAAATGTTGGCTAAAAAATGGGGTATTACAACCACTGAAGTATTAGTTTATTTACGCACACTATTTTTGGCTAATGATGAACTACGCAAGATGTTGGCATTGTTAGATGAAATAAGCAAAAAGAAATTACCGTTAGGTCAAACTTTTGCATACCAACAACAACAATTTCAACAGACAACATCTCAAAGATTTCAGAAAGCGGTTTTAACTGGTCAAGCACCAAATGAATTAGGCCAACAGGTTTTTGAAGATTTAAGAAAAGAAGGCCTAAATGCGGCAATGGCTGGATCAAGCGCAAGATATACAGCACAAGCGGTTGATTATTATCAAAAACTATTTGATATACCACGCATGGCAGAAGGCGGTATTGTAAATTCACCTACCCTGGCAATGATTGGTGAAGCCGGAACTGAAGCTGTAATACCGTTAGACAAGATGTCAGGCTTTGGTACTACTGTAAATGTTAATGTAGCCGGATCAGTTATATCAGAAGGTGAATTGCAATCAGTAATCCAGGATGCTTTGTATAACCTAAACAGATCAGGTGCAGTGACTCAATTAACTAACTTAGGAAGATAATGCCAGCCGCAATATTTAAGGCAGAAATTGATTTTTCAGGTGGTGCATCATTTGACCCTGCATTGGTATTAGATGATCCTGCAACGCCTTTAGATGTAGCGGTGTTAGGAACTGCCGCCGCAGATACAGTAGATATAACACCTTATGTAACTCAATGCTACATACGCCGTGCATTTAATAGGTCATCAGATTCTTTTACAGGTGGCACTGCACGCATTACCTTTGTTGATGAAACAGGTGAATTTAATCCTGCCAATACTGGATCTAGTTTGTATGGCAAAATTAAGCCAATGCGTAAGATCCGCTTTACCGCAGAATATTTAGGTGTTACATACAACTTAGGTTCTATGTATGTACAGGAATGGAATTATCAAAGCCCTACCGGATTTGATCCGGCTTATGTAACTTTGGCATGTGTAGATGGATTTCAATTATTAAACCTGACCACTATTACAACAGTTAGTGGTGGTACAGCCGGACAGACAACAGCTCAAAGAATATCTAGTTTGCTTGATGCCGGTGAATGGCCAGGTGGTATGAGAGATATTTCAACTACTGCAACTACGACAGTGCAGGCAGATGACGGTAATTCAAGATCTTTATTAGCCGCATGTCAGGTTGTAGAAGCCACGGATCTTGGTGCTTTCTATATGGATGAACGCGGTTACGCTAAATTTTTATCGCGCAATGACATCATAGTTGCAGAAGGTGGCACGGTTACAGCCTTTAGTGATGTGCCAGGTTCAGGTGATGTAACTTATCAAGCGGTTGAATTTGATATTTCAGATTATCAAATGATTAACAAGGTAACCGTTACTAGGACAGGCGGTATAGCGCAAACTGCTAGTGATACTGCAAGCATTGATGATTACTTTCAACATAGCCGGGTTAGAACTGGCATTATGCAAACTGATGCGGATGCGTTAAATCAGGCACAAATGATTATTGCATCCCGAAAAGAACAAGGCGTTGATATACAACTAAATTCATTAACGGTTGATGCCTTTGGCGAAGATGATTCAAGCCGGGTAGTTGCCGCTTTGAACTTAGATATGTTTGATCCAATTGAGGTAACTCAGACTTTACCGGCTGGCAATGTGGTTACAGATAGCGTAATTGCAGGCCTTACCTATCAGATAACACCTAAATCTTTTTTGGTAACTTTTACTTGCGCCCAACCTTTTGCCGTAGGATTTTTGCTATCATCAGATGTAGATGGCCGACTTGATGAAGATTCATTGGCCTATTAGGGAGTATATATAAATGGCAACCTTTTCCGTTGGTCAGGTTCTAACAGCCGCGCAGATGAACAGTATCGCTAATTTAAGCGTTAGGGCAGTGACCGGAACATCAGACACATTAGTGGTAACTGATGCAGATAATAAACTTATTACTTATTCAAACACTGGCACAACTACAATAACTATCCCACCTTTTAACACTGTTGCAATGACAACTGGAAGCGTAGTAAATGTAATCAAAATTGGATCTGCCGGTACTGTAAGCATTGTCCAGGGTTCAGGTGTGACAATTGCTTCAAGCGGTGCGGTGTCCACTAATCCAACAATTACTTCACAATACAAAGCCGCAAGTTTAATTAAAGTCAGTACAGATAGTTGGTATATCGTGGGTGGCATTGCCTAATGTCTTTAATTCTTGGGATATTAGATAGCGGTGGGGTCGCAGGTGCGGCTACCAGTTATGAGTCTATTGCTACTGTAACTGTTGGCTCAGGTGGTGCTGCCAATGCAGAATTTACTTCTATTCCATCTACTTATACCCATTTACAAATTAGAGCAATAGTTAAAAATACTGCTAATAATAATGAAGGTATTAGATTTAGATTTAACTCTGATACTGGTACGAATTATTCTTTTCATAGATTATTCGGTGATGGCAGTTCTGCTAGTGCTTATGGCGAAGCAAACACTTCTTATGCTGGTGAAGCAAGTTCTAGTAATTCACCTCAGACTAACATTTTTTCAGCGTTTATTTATGACATATTAGATTATAAAGACACCAATAAATATAAAACTGCAAGAGGGTTAAGCGGTAAAGATTTTAATGGTAGTGGTAACATATTATTGTATTCGGGTAGTTGGCGAAATACTAACGCCATTACTTCTATCACTATTTATCCTACGCAAGATAACTTTGCCCAGTACTCTCAATTCGCCCTATACGGAATTAAAGGTGCATAATGACAGCAACCTATGAAAAGATAGCGACATTATCACCAAGTGCTAGCGCAACTGTTGATTTTAATTCTATCCCTGCTACATATACTGACTTAGTTTTAATAGGTAACTTTAGTGCGGCAAACTCAGGTAATACATTATTTTTCAAAGTCAATAGTTCTTCAACTGGATATTCTGCAACTACTTTATATGGAACTGGCTCAACGGCTGGTTCGGGTAGATTAACTAATCAAAGTTATGGATTATTATTTGATACCACTATCGGTGTTTCTACTAGTTTACAAAACGTAGTTATAAGTAATTTTATGAATTATTCTAATACAACTACTTACAAAACTGTACTTTCTAGGGGCAACAATGCTGGTGGTATTACTGAAGCAGATGTAACTTTGTGGCAAAACACAGCCGCCATTAGTTCTATTAGTATCTTTATGGGCGGCGTTGCAAATACTGTTACTGGCACTTTCACCCTTTACGGAATTAAGGCGGAATAATGGCAACTACATATACTTTAATTTCATCCGTAACAGTGGGGTCAGGTGGTGCGGCTAATATAGAGTTCACTTCTATACCTGGTACTTATACTGATTTACTATTCAAAATATCAGGTAGATTTTCAGTAGATTCTGCTTCTGCATTTTTAAGATATAACGGCACTACTACTAATGGTAGTTCAAGATGGTTAGAAGGTAGTGGTTCATCTGCAAGTTCTAGTAATGATGGTTCTAATCAATATGGACCAGTACACGGTATTGTGAACTCAACTAAAACTGCAAGCACATTTGGTAACGCAGAGATTTACATACCTAATTATACTAGCGGTAACAATAAATCATCTAGCAGTGATGGTGTAACTGAAAATAATGGCGCATCAACTACTATGGCTTTAGGTGCAAACCTTTGGTCTAACACCGCCGCGATTACTTCTATTCAAATTGTGCCAGCAGCAGGTGGTAATTTTGAACAATACTCAACCGCTTATCTATATGGAATATCTAACGCATAAGGAGAAATATGACTAACAAGATCGTAGTAGATTGCTCAACAGGTGAGGTGCAAGAGATTGCATTAACCGCAGAGGAAATCGCAGAGCGTGAGGCTATGGCTGAACAATATGCACAACAAAAAGCGGCAGAGGAAGCACAAAAGGCGGCTGATGCTGAAGCTAAATCTGCATTGCTAAAGAAGTTGGGAATTACCGAATCAGAAGCCAGGTTATTGCTTTCCTAAGCATTTAAGTAATGGCAACAATAAGAGAACTCACTAGCCCTAATGGTTGGCCGGCTAGTGAGGATCGCAAGGCAATAGGTATTGAAACTTTTACAGTACCAGGCACAAAGATTAGGTTTGCATGTGCCAAAGCGGTTGCACCAATCCTGGTAAATTTTGCCAAAGATTTCCATGAGCTTGTAGAACCAATTGATGTAGGTCAATTAGATGATTGGGGTTATGCCTTTAGGCAAACCAGGGGATCAGATAAAGTATTAAGTAATCACGCATCCGGTACAGCCATAGATCTAAATGCAATTAAACATCCATTGGGCAAGTCA